TAAACTGTTGACCACGACCTATAGCCCATAGGTAGCACTCCTGTTTAACATCATCTCTATCAACCCATCCCTTAAACTTACGCACAATAACATTAGCAACGCTAGGTACTAAGTCTTTAAAGGTAGGGTGTAAATCAAATGTCATTTCTTTACATACAATTCTTCAATAGTAAGTACCCAAGCCTCAAGTTTTTTATCAAGGTAATCTAACCTACGCTCTATCTTGCGGAACTTAGAGCGCTTGGTGAATAGATCTTTAATTTTCCAGTAAGTTATTCGCAGTCTAATGTTGGCACCTCCGGCCAGTTGCCATCTAATACCATCAGTGCAATAGCACTATAGTTCAGTAGGTCTATAAAAGAATCTCGTAGTGATTCATTGTTAGGTTTCTTATCGCTATCTACAAGGTTATTAATGCGAGCAATCTTGTCCCACATACGCACTCGTAATCCATTGATAGGACCACCAGGTGAGCGAGCAATATTTAATGGACCGTAATCGTGGTGCTTAGAGATAAGCAGATTACCTGCTGAATCTAATACCTCCCACATATCAGAGGCAAACTTATGATCTACGATCTTATCGGCTTTGGTTTTACTTGGAGAGTCCCAGTTTCGTAGTCTATCAAAACCACTTCCAGTCCCAACTCCGTCAACCATACGGCGAGTTCCGTCAGCTCTGAGTTCTTCATACATTTGGCACTCCAATTACTCGCTTAGTTTCTTCAATACCTTTGGCTAAGTATAGATCATTAAGGTCTAAACCTGGTGGTAACGCCACGATAGTTGAGTTCATAATCTCTGATGCTACTCTTCTAGAAAACTCTGCACCTGGATTAGAACCATCCTCTTTAATATCATTATCACCGATAATAAATACCTGACCATAACCTGAAAACATCTTAGTAAAGTGTGGCTTCCAAGCTGCTACTCCTGGTACTCCAACTGCTGGTATACCTAGTACTGATGAAGCAATGATGGTATCTAACTCACCTTCACAGATGGCCACATACTCAGATGAAAGTATCAGATCAGATACATTATAGAGATGACCCTTCTGCCCAGTAGGTGCACCATACTTAGGCTTGCCATCATCTAATCTTCTAAACTTAAAACCAACGCACATACCCAATACTGTTATGTAAGGTATGGATAACCAACCCTTGTGATGACTATGCTCCGGTAGGAAATCTCCTACAGTTCCAAGCATATGTGCATCAGCTATCTCTTTAGAGATCCCACGATCTGCGAGAAACTTTATTGCTTCTTCGCTGAGATCCTTGTTGTATTGAGTGGCCGCTTCCAGCGAGGATTTCAATTGCACGGGCGAGAGCATCTTTAAACTCCAAATTCTCCTTGATACTAATAATGTTTACTGCGTTGCCACCCTTACCGCAGGTATGACAATACATAAGATTGTCGTAGGTATTTAATACTGCTGACCTGCGAGAGTCGTTATGTAAACAACACTTTACTGATACTGCTTTACCTTCTTTGACCTCACCGCCGTAATGGGCAATGATCAATCCTATGGGGATTGTGTTTGCATCAGTGGAACCTTTGTACCTTCTCTTCTTGTCCACCCTAGACCAGTCTTGTGCTGACAAGAGCAATCTCCTTTACATTCCTTGTGAAGAATCTCAGCTCGGACATAGTTGTCCTTGAGATTTTCTTGCCCTGCTGATCTACAACTCAGGCAGATCATCTTCTTGTTCTTCTTCTACTACTGGAGCCACCTCTTCTTGTGGCTTCTCTGTCCATAGATTAGAGGTTGTTATTACTCCCTCAGGTGTTGGCATTATGTTCTCCTAACCATTGCTTTAGATCTTGTATTACCCAGGTTTGTTCTATCGGGGCGTTCCTGCGCTTAAATAAAACAAAAGATAAAGGCTTGTTAATACCACGATGCTTAGCATAATTCTCTGCTTCAACTTGTGCCTCATTCCAAAATGTTTTTAGATCCAGTGTCTTAGTATTCTTCAGTTCAAAGATGTAGGTTTCTCCACCGATCATAACTACTAGATCACCTTCATCTTCTTTGCCTGATAAGCGTAAGCGTTCAGCTAATACACCCATCTTGCGAAACCATTTCATTACATCAATCTCAAAGGCAGCACCCTTTTGTTTATTATACTTAGCCGACATCTAGTATCGCATCCCGTCTATACATACGACCCATAGGATCGTCATCTGATATCTGACATACGGCATAGTTAACAAACAAACTAGCAAAGTCTGATCCATCTGCTGTGTGTGGACCAAACCGATTCTTAACTGGTGCAACTCTTAATACTTTATCGGCAGGATCAAAGCCTAGTGTAAGTATTAGAGATGGTAGTTGAGATACCTTACCGTGAATTGCTCTACGAGCAGATGGCATAGTTGGTTTACCGTACTCTGTTTGCTCACTGACGTGGTGCAGTACCATAACACAAGCCTCTGTTTGTCTTGCCATATCGTGCAGTTCAACCATAATAGCTCGCAGTCCTGCCCATTCATTATCGCTTTCCGCAGCTACGTTCATCAGGTTATCAATCACAATCAACTCTGGTGCAACTCCGAAGAGTTCAACATAAGCCTTAACCTCTAACTCAATATCATCTAATGATGGTGATGAATCAAAGACCCATTGTATGTTGGACATCTCTCCAAGAAACCTGTCGTAATAATGACGGTTATTATTTAGGTTAGATTCCACCAGAGTTTGACCGTGACCTGATAGGTGAGAGGCTGCTCTCATCATCACAGTGGCTGTATCAGTATCGGCTGAGAAAAATAATGTAGGAACATTTGCTTTGATCGCATAGATTAATGCGAACATAGACTTACCAGCATTTGGTGCAGCAGCTACCATACATACCTGACCTCTGCGGAACTTTATATGCTTAGCAGCAACAGCCTTCCACACATCAGGCAGTGGCGTAGCGTTAGTAGTTGAACTACTCCAAGCTCTGGATAAATTAAGCAACTTCCTCTTCCTCTTCCGGTAATACAATCCTTCTTTTCATACGGATTTTTCTACGCTCTACTGGAGCGAGTCCACCCCATATGCCGTGAATCTCTTTGGTGATGCCCCACTCAGCACACTCTGCCAAGTGAGGACATCTACCACAAATACTTTTTATTAATGCTATGTGAGTTTTGTCTTCACCTTTGTCAGGAAAAAATAATTCCGGTGCAGTTTCTCTACATAGTGGGTTCTCAAAGTTATAGGGAACCCGCATAAAGCTAACGAACCCAGACGGTTTCGCACTTATCTGCAGCACCCTTAGGTGCAGCGCACATCCAGCCTTTCCAAGGACCCTTCTGACCAACGCCAGAACGGAATGACATAGTGCCGTGCTTGCAATCAGGAGCATCTCCTGCTGGTGTTGCAACTACTGTTGCACCCAGTGCTTGCTTTGCATAAGCAACAGCATTAGATCCATTGCTTGATTGTGCCGCAGCACCAAGTGAAGATGCAACAGACTTAATTAATGTTGAAGCATCTTGTAAGTTTGTAAGTTGTTGCTCAAATGTTGCAAATCCATCTGCATAAACATTAAGCAATGTGCCGTCAGGTAACTTAAAGTTAGCCTGAAATTGTACTCCTGTATCAGCCATTTATTTTCCTCCAGTTTGTTTGATTGTTAAGCGAAGTGAATCAGGTGCTTCCTTCTTTGGTACGAAGCCAAGTAACTTTTCCACTTCCGTTGCATCAACAGTACTCCTGCCGGATACTGTTGTCCAACTTACCTGGATACCACTAGTAGTAGTACCAAGTAAACCTTCAAAGCTAGTACGTAAAGAATCTTTTTCTTTCTCTAGCTCTTTGATCTTGTTATCTAACTGTAAATAAAGTAATGCGTTCTTGTCAACATCTGCATCCGCAATGACTTGCTCGTCAATTGCGATACGATCTTTTTTTAGACCAACGCATCCCATCTCACCAGACTCGTCATAGTATTTGCAATAGTTCTTGCAGAAACTTTGATCACGCTCTGGCTCTGGTGCATCTGTTGATTCTTTAATAGCAGCCAACCAGTTCAATGCTTCTTCAGCAATAGCTGGATCGTATGGTTCAGTATGAACTCTTACATCACGTTCATCACCATCACGGGCGATGGCTACAAGATTAACATTCCGAGGCTTCCCCTTCCCCGACTTGTCAAGCAAGTAGCCATACACCTGTACTTGCCAGCGCTGTTGTTGCGATGGGAAGTAGGATAGATTTTTAACCTTAACGGTTTTCCAATCTATCACATCTCCGGTTTCTGGTACGAATAAATCTATATGGGCTTTCATACCGTTGTATTCAACCTCTGTTTCAACCCAGTACTTCTCACCCTTAGGATCTGCTACACCAATAGCATCTTCAATAGCAGCGTGGATAGCAGTACCCATAATGGCAGCAAGTTTCATCTCATTGTCATTGGTTTCAGGTTGATCGTTAAGACGATACCAAACCTTGCGCCGACATCCACCTAACTCTGATGGACCAATCTGCTTTTGTGTTGAACGAGATCTACTAGCATCCTTAGCTCGTAGTACCTCTAGTAATAATTCTTTTGGATCAGACATTCTTACCCCTCACTATGTCTATCAGATCCTGGTCTTTGTAAAGATCTACAGAATCTATAAATGCTTTTATATCAGATGCAATCTGCTCTCTTAATATTTTGGCATTGTCCTCATTATCATAATGCTTTTGGCACAAATGAACATCCTCAATAACCCATTCAAGAGTATATTTTTCTTCATTATTGCAGGGATTTTTTTTAGTTCCACCATCACATCTACTCACTTTTTACTCCTCACCAAATCTAAAGCAAGAACTTTGGCCCCTTGCTATATTTGCTGCAAGAGTAAAAGCTCTTGCCTCGCTATCGGAATCTATATGAGTTTCAATCTCCTGTGCAATCTGTTCTCTTAGTTGATTCATAGCAACTGCTATTGCTTTACCAGCATCCCAAGATTCTCGTTGCTCTCCTTTAAAACTAGAGTAGTTTATTCCAGATTCAAAACCTTCTTGACGTGCTTCTTCTATTGCAAACTGTAATGTTTTCTCCATAATTAAAGTTTATCCTGTCTTACTAGTTGTACTGGGAGGCCAGTGTTTACGTCAAAGTGTGTTGCACAAAGAAGTGCTTGTTGAGCATACTCCTCAGCCATCAATGGGTTCCAATAGATAGGCTCAGCCTGTTGGCAACCGTATAGATAACCAGTAGCAAACTGACCACCGGAACCAATAGCGTATAGACCTGAATCATTTTGTATGAATGACATATCACAAGCGATGTGAAATAGGTTTCCACTAAATGCTAGTAGATAATCAAAGCCAGCTTCTTTCTTATCAACATTAGCCCAGTCATAACCATTGTCAGTAAATGCTTTAATAATAGATGGGATAACTTTCTTACCCATATGTTGTACTGGATTATCACTAACCTTAAATGAAGGTGGTTTCCAGTTGTAAGCAAGGATATCTCCTGGTCTAGTATCACCAGTAATTCCTAATAGATACTTACCGACTTCAACTATCTTTGGTGTAGCTGTTGAGATAGTGCGTAAGTTATCTTCTGTAATCTGTGAGTCTGCAGCCATTACAACTACATCTTCAGTTTCAATTCCGACCAGCGTGGTCATTAACCCTCCTTATGTCTTGGCGTAAGTATATCACGACACGCCACGAAGTCCTTGATCCTTCTTACTAGGCAGAGAATGTCGTTATAATACGAGCCGTGAGGCGAGTAAAGCAGTACAGGCGCTACCCTGAGGTAGCGCAACGGTAGCAGTATGCGGCTCCGTCTACCAACCCTGCGTAAAAAGACAAAAGAACTCCCTCCAAAATTCGGCTCAGATCTAAGGTCTTTAGGACCTATCCACGCTTGTCCCTGTGGAAGCATAGTCTTTAATGTAATGGCCAGCTTTGATAACTATGAGATGGTCTGGTATTTCCTAGATGCAACCTGCGTTAACTGTGGAAATCTTGTGCTTGTTCCCTGCCCAGTAGATAAAGATGCACCACCTATCTAGTATAGATGATTCACTTCGCACCGCAGTATGTTCTATCTGTGGCCCTGTAAGAGTTAAGTTAAGAGATAGTAGTTCAGCCACCCTTACTGGTAAGTGGCGCTGTATAACAGTACACAGGACTAAGAATGATAGACGGTTATACCCATACAAAATATACAAAAAGGAAAAATGCGAAAGATGTGGCTTTGTTCCTGAGCATAGCAGTCAGCTAGATGTGGATCACATAGACGGTGATAACAGTAATAACCAGCCTAGTAATCTACAGACTCTTTGTTCTAACTGCCATCGTATAAAGACCTACACAAATAAAGATTGGGAAAACAAAAATAATGGCCCATCCCTTTCGGGATGAGCCACTTTAGCCTCGCAGTATTCTAGATTACTTTCTTCCGTAAGCCTTCTCTGTCTTGTCAGCCCACTTTGCAAGCGGTGCTGAGATAGATCCAATAAGGATCGCATACTCTGGTGCCATATCTGTAGCCAGTGCGATACCCATTGTTACTGCTGAAGCAAGAACTGCACGAGCATAGGATTTAAAAGCTGCTTTAAATTCCTTACTCTTGAACTTTGCTATTAGGTCTTTCATTTGTACTCCTTCTTCTTTGGTAAAGGTCTAGGAATTAAAACCTTCACTTTAGGTACTTCACCTGCCCAAGGAAACCAGTTACTAGTGTCATTAGCACACTCTGGTTTAATGGATATGTGAAGATGTTTGTTGTGTTTGTTAACTCCGGTATATGTATCTTCGCCATTCTTGGCTGACCATATACGACCTTTAAATATTAGATACTTAACTCTTGGATCTTTCTTTAACTCACTGTAGATAACAGTGCAGTTAACTCCATTATCAGGATCGTGAGTTAGATCTGCTGCTAATCCAGTGTTGTGATCTGAGTTAGAATTTTGTTTTAAATGGGCTGCCGATGGTAATAGTCCATCCGACTTCTTGTTCCGCTTCGGCCAAAATGCTGTCGCTTGGCGCAATACAGCTATTGCGGCAGGAGTGGCTTTCTTGACAACAGTTGTCATTGTTACTCATTTCTGTATTAGTATCTGGTATAGCGTGTCCACTTTTTGTTCTAATCGGTTGACTTGGTCCCGCAAACTTGAGCCACCATTTGGTTTAAGCTCTGATAAGAAATGCTTAACAAGGTGTCTTACTCCCATTGCTAATGCACTTACTAAGGTTACGATGGATACGGCTAGGCCAGCCCAATCAGTAGGGGACATTCTTACTCTCCTATACGGTTCTAATAGTGACGATCAGATTTCCACCGTATCCTGAGAAACGTGGTCCTGATGGTGTGCGGTTGATAAAGTCCATCTCTTCAATCAGACCAATGAATGATTCACCGGTTCTGAAATCTTCTACTCTAATGGTATCTCCTACGTTTTCTACCGCCTCTAGTGCAGACATACGATCATAGGCTGATCCTTCATAGCCCACTTCAACACCAAACTTATCGCTCTCGTGGTCATAACAGAACAATGGGTACTGGATTAATCGTTGACGAGGAACTGCAGGCAGTGCCTTGATCTGATAACCAGTAAACAAAGGACCCTTTGAAGTATCTGATGTTGAACGGGTTAGAGTAAACTCAAATGCTAAGTACTCCTCAGCAGTAGTTGGATAACTTACGTTAACCTCAGGTGTGTTTTCACCTTGTCCAAAGGTACCGATTCGGTAGTAGTTATCTTGTGCATCAATAGAGTCAATACCAAAGCCACCATTTGTATTATCTACACGGGCTTGGATTAACTTAAATACTTTATTCTCTAGTGTGTTGTATCGTACATAACCAGTACGTAGAGTTCCTTCTGATACTACACGGGTGGCTGCTTGAATATAAACTCTGCCATCTGCTGCTGGAGTTGCAGCACTAGCAAAAGCTAGGCGAGATGTATTACCCATAAAAGCACAGGTTGTAGTTGGATGATCAGTAACTGTAGGATCGTATAGATCATAGGCATAGGCAAAGTAAAGTGTTTGCCCTAGTTGTGTTCCAAGATCCATACGGATAACACCAGGTTGTCCCTCTACGCTAGTTGCACACCATACAAAAGAATCTCTAGCGGCAAAGTCATAGCAAGGTTTATCAGATGTAAACACCAGTGGAC